AGGAGTAACTCCAGCTTCATTTGCTTTCTTTTGCTCGTTCTCATTTGCACCTACCGTAGTATAAAAAACAAGCACCGAACAGCATTATAGTTTTCACTGTTCAGTGCTTAAATTTTTACTCTACAAATTTACAAAATGATAAATCAACAAAGCAGTTAAGGTTTTGCTCGTTTCTGTACAAGCCCCAGTTTGTATCATATGCTGTTGTATAACTAATTATCGTAAACTCTGTTCCGTTAGGAATTGTGTTCCTAACTGTGCTTGTCGGGTTAGCCTGTGAATACACATTTATTTCAGTAGGACAAGCAACACGATATTTACCAATTTTAACACTCTGTAACTGGTATGTTTTTCGCCAAGGTGCGCGTGTTATTTCACCTCTATTATTGTAAATAAAACGATACGCACAAAAACTTTGGTGGTACATAATTTGTGCTACTCTGTTTTCTGTACCGACATTAAGAATAACAACATCACCACTTGCAAAATCAGCAGGGTAATTAGTTAAAAGACTTGATGTGGCACTGAACGCACCAATTTTCGTAAGACTGTCTAAGTCAGTTGTTTCTTTAATAACATTGTTTGCACTGCCGTCAAAGTTAAGCAATATACGGTTTGCATTGTAACCATATTCAACCTTGTTTGTCATATTTGCAGGCGGATAGTAACCCTCAAAATTCCACCTATTGATATATGTACGAAAGTTAGCACCGTTAAGCTGTTTAATGACTGAATTAGGAACAAGTCTGATAAGGGGATAAATTGTAGATGTTACTAATGTTTGAATAGGTAATGTGAACTGCGTTCCAAAAGAATGGAATTGAGCAGAGAAAACCTTGTTATCGTCCTCTATACCGTCTTTGTTGTTTGCAAACGCTACATATTTTAAACCACCGACAATCTCGTTAATAACAGTAGCATCTATAACAGATGGTGCAAACAGATACATTGTGCCAAATTCTGAAACATTAGCAAAGTCTTGTAAATAGTAGCCTGTTCGCATATTATCTATGGTGCAATTTGCAAAGGAACAAACAGCATTAGGTGGTAATACAAAAGCATATGTTTCCTTAAAATAGTCGCTGTAATCTTTTGATATTTCAGTATTATATAATGCACCAAGCTGTTGCCAAATATGTACATTGGTAAATTTATCATCAGAGCCAGTGTATACACCTCTTTGGCAATTTTGGATAATTAAATTATTAAAGAAATTGTCAGTGCCACCCGAGAAAATTCCATAAGTGTTCCAAGGGTATGGATAAGTTTTATTGCTTCCCGATTTCGTAAAAGAACCCTGTTTGAAGTTACGAATTGTAGAGTTAATTACTCTTGTTTCAATTACATACTCGGGAATATCACTCTTGATAGTCCCTAAATATAACCCCTCTTTCAAGAAATGCTGGATTATAATATTATTAATAAGCAAGCCTACACAACGGTTTGCACAAATGGAATATTTAACTTTATAATTAGTGTCAATTATGCCACCTGTAATATGCGACCTGTATGTTACAAATTGCTTTGTTGTAGTCGCAATATTAATTGCAATAAAGTAATCATTTGGATTACCGTCATATAGTAATCGTGCATTATTCGACAAGTCAAGAGAGATTTCCATAGCACTAAGAGGGTTGTTGCAAATAAAAGTACCATTTGGTACATAAAGAGCAAGACCATACGAAAGCAAAATATTAAGAATATTTGAACAATCGTACTCGTCACTTTGCGTGCTGTTGGACGGATATTGTCCTAATTCGGGCGGAAATTTTTTGCAACCGTATTTAAGAATATTAATAGTTGTTGTACCTCTATCATTATTCTGTACATTTGAGCCACTTTCATCAAATTTTTTAGCGTTGATAACTTCCAACGGTGTGAAGTATAAATTTTCGTTTCTTAATGATTGTATTGAGAGGTCATTAATTACTGAATTTGATGTTAAGTAAGTATTATTACCACCGTCACCCTCGGTGTAATATCCCTCAGTTGTTATAATTCTGCCTGTGCTATAAACACTATTTCGCATAACATTAACCGTTTTAGCAGTACCAAAAAGTGCTTGAAAAGAGCCGTCACCAATCATACGGTTAATAATGTTGTTAATTTCTTCTGACACATCTAAGTTGTCAAAGTATTCGTTCACATAGGTTTGAAGTTGAGTGAAAGCAAGGTATAATTTGCCTATATTTTCCTCTGCTGTTGAAATATCTTTGATAGCGTTGTTCAAATAATTGACAACCTTGTCAAGAAGTTCATAATATGACAAGCTATCATCATATACAAGAGGGAGTACCTTTTGGCACCAAAACATAAACCTATGTTGATTAGAATAGCCGTCTAATTTTGGAATAAAATCTGCGTGCATTATATCACCTACCATAAATTAAAAAATAAATCAGATAATTCATCTATTATCATTTTATCAATGTTAATAAATGTTTCTCTGTACTTCTGTAACATTTCAGCATATGTCAAATTATTTCTTTTACCTTTAACAGTTAAAGTATTGTCATTCTTATTCCAGCCCTCGTTGCTTTCATCAGTTTTATTTTTACTTAGTTTCTCTTGTGTAACACTGTCATAACGATTGTCAAATTCTAATGTATTAACATCATTTCTGTTTGAAAATTGTTGAGTATTAACATCTTTTCTATTTTCAAATTGCGTTGTGCGTGTGTCATTTCTTCCAGCAAAGCTTTTTTCTGTATCATTTGTAATATTGTTATAAGTTTCTACTTCATTTGTGGTATAAGTTTCTTTTTGAGCAGAGGTCAAATAATCTTCTGAAATAAGACCGTTCAATCCGCCCTGTGGGGTATCACTTTTAGTTGTAATTTTTGTAGGTGGTGTTTTATCAGTGCTACCAGTAGTTGTAGAAATATCTTTTTCAGTACCTTTATAGTCCGTAGAATTAGTTTCTTTGCCCTCATAGCTTGTAGTGTTTGAACTCCCACCATTATAATTTGTTGTACTTTTTTCTTTACCATTTTTTGTATAAGTGTTAGTGTCTATTCCTCCTAAATTTTGAAAATCAATTATTTTCTTTAAGTTGTTGAGAGAAAGTCCGTCAGTAACTTCTGTATAATTAATGTCAGTGAACACATCAAATTCCATTAATGCAGATTTATAGAGTTGATTATAATACGGCATAATGTTACACAGTTTAGTTTGTAAACGCAATTTCCATAATCCAACAGTTTCCTCACAGATTTCTCTTGTGTAATATGTCCTTAAAATTTTAACTTCAAGTGGAAGTCTATATTCTTCATCAAATATAGGAAAATCAAAGTTAAATATTTTAGGTGCAACTGTTGTGAGAATTTTGTTAATTTCATTAAATCCTGCACTCTCGTTATTATATTCATTTTCGCATATAAATCTCACTTCGGTTGTGTACTTACTCATTGTCTAAAGCACCACCCTCTCCGTCAGAATTAGGCTCACCCTTAATTGTGTCATTTGCTTCATTATCTATTGATTGATAATCTTCACGATAATCGCACCAAATATTTAGCCCGAACATTTCATTAATTTGTTTACAGGCTTGCCGTCTTGCTTCAAGCCTTGAGTATCTACTTGCAATAGTACCGCCTTGATTTCTTATAACTTCGTCAGTTATCATTCTTTCTTTTTTAACTGTGTTTATATTTGAAATGCCTAAGTATGTTAAGGCTTCATTCCAAATTCTTGCCTTTAAATCTGATAATTTATCAGAAATATAAGGTGCGTCTGTTTTAAGCACTTTAAGTGAATTAGGGCTTAAATTTTTGTCAGCATAAATAACAGGCTCGTTACCGTCATATTTCATATATAAATTCTTCATAGTTAAACGCTGATTTTCGCCACAAGTAATTAATACAGGGGTTTTTTGTGCGTTGACATTAACATCAATAATTCTGTCAATATTGTATAATCTTCTTGCAAACATTTCAATATCCAGCATACTGTTGGTATGAATTAAATTGTTAAAGATTATAACGCTGTCTGTTTCATTTAAAATTTTATTGTACCCATTTGAAGCGTAAGCTGTTCTAATGTTTGGTATTTGATAAACATTGAAAGTGCCACCTATCATAGTGCGTAGAGCTAAACACCCGAGCACTTCGTCTTTAAAGAATACTGCCATACCGTCAGAAAATAGTGCTAACTCTAAAAATCTCACATCAATAGTAGGCGGTAGATTTTTCCATTCAAACATAGACACAGACAACTCCAAGAGGCGGTTATAATACTGTATAAATGTACCATTATTCATTGAAGCACTTTCCCAAAATTGGCGATTTTTAATTCTACCCAAAATTTATTCCTCCTTTACTCTATTGTCTAAGCTATAATTGCCTACTTCGTTACCTTTTTTCCAAAAGGTTATGCCCTTATCGTAAATAGAGCAAATTTTGCGCATATCATCACACGGAACAGAACCTTTAATAGTACACCCAACGGTTTTAGTATAGCACCAATGGGGGCGAACATTTCGATTTGGCACTTTCAATCTGTGCGTTGCATACCCAAATTTATCGAAGTAATCGTCAATGGTCTGTGCAATTTCAATCGTTATATGTTTTTGGTATATACCAAAGTCTATCATATTTTCATAATAGTTTGTAAACCCTGACTGCGTACCTTTAGCCTGTGGTGGGGTTATTTCTGCCATATGTTTTTCGCCCATAAGACTAATAACACTTGATATAGCGCTTATTCCTGCACCAGCAACAGCCGTTTGTGGTGAACCAAGCATAGCACCACTCACCGCACCACTTACAACATTTGTCACCATATTAGGAACAGTAGTTGCAACAGTGCGTGCCAACCAAGTGCCATAATAACTTGATGACCACGCACAAGTTGGAAATTTATTAAAGGTTAAACATTCAGCCATATTTTGTTCTTGTCCCTTATAATTAGTAGGAATTAAAATAGCCGGACTATCTGCCATTTCATCAGTTGACAGAGAAAATTGCGGTTTATTATTGGCAAAATATTCGTATTTATATGTAGTGGTATTACCTTGAAAGTTAGTGACATACACAAAATTATACGGGTATGTAAATAATTTGTTGTTGTGTATTGTATAATCACCATAGTATGGTAGCATATTAGTGTTTACAGTTCCTTTTCGAGTTTCGCAACCAAGCCGAATATTTATAACACCGTCACGCACTTTCACTTTATTTTCATTAATTGTGCCTGTGTCGGTAATACTTCCGTCAAGCCCCATACCATTTGTCCAATATACTAACTCGTCTGCCGTTGCTGAAAAATGATACAAGCCACTAAAAATAGGTTTTTTCATTATAGTATAACTACCACCACCAAAAGGGTTATACCTCTCGGTAATTGTAGCGTCTACATAATAACGCAATCTACTTGCAATACCTGCACTATGAAAGTTACTATACACATAATCTCCAAGTTCCAAATTTTCGGGAACGATATTATCTCCTACATTGTCAGTGTTACTATGTTCACGCTCTACAAAACAGTCTTGTAAATGATAATCAAAATGCCAAGTCTGCATATCATCAATTTCAAATTCAATTTCTGAAACACCGTTGTTAATATATTCAACTGAATTAATGAAAGCATAAAACCATTTATTACCGAACGCAGAATTTTGAAACATTAAATAATTACAGTCATAAAGACTTTCAGCGTTTTTCGCAATGCGTATATATCCTCGTTTAACACGCTGATATGTTTGTTCTTCAAAAGTATATTTAGCTAACCCACTAAAGTAACTACTTTGAGCTGAAATGGTATCAAAATAAATAGTATGTTCGTATGTATTATCTAAGGGCACATTATGTAATATTTTTATCGTTGTGTTAGGATTTATATACATTATTATCCCTCTTTCTATTTTTACCCACCCTTACCCAAACAGTTTAACTGTTTTCACTTCAATAATTTTTATTCTACTGTTATAGTAGCTGTACCCGTTTTGGTCTTATCAAAAGTAGAGGTAGCCGTAACAGTAATAGTTGTGCCTTTTGCAACACTTGCACCGATTGACACCTTACCGAAAATGTCAACCGAAACACCGTCTGTGATGTCTGTACTCCAAATAACTGATTTTGGAGCAAAGTTTTTAGTAACAACATCAACAGAAAGCTGAACGTCCTGCCCAGCAACAGTTGTTAAAGTAGACGGTGAAATCGTAACACTTGTAACAGACGGTACATCGGGAACAAATACACTTGCATTTGCAAATGGTGAAACGCTGAAAGTTTTCCAAATATGATACCAATAATTCCAGTACAAGCCCTCGCCGTTATACTGTTCTGTAAATTCATAAAGGTTGTCAAAAATCATAAACCAATTTTTGTCAACAAGAACAGCAGGAATTTCGTTCAATGCTGTCAATTCATCATCGGTAAATGCCGTATAAGTTTTATCATTAGCAAATAACTTATTAAGTCGTTCAATATCCATTGTGCCGAAGCTGTCAACAAGCACTCTATGTCCTGTAAATTCCGCCTTGTCCATATTGAACGCAGAAGCAAGAACTTCAACGTCCATAATAGCGTCAAAGTTGCTGTTGACGATAAGATACTGATTGTCTTTATCAGCATAGTTGCTTACACCAGCAACGTTGTACTTTGTTGACATAAATTCATAGTTGTTGCTTACACCCTTAATTGTACTTGCAACACGCTTCATATTTGTTTCGCTGATAGCAGGCACAGTAACAGGATAAAGTCTGCCGTTAAGAATGTTCTTTGCAAGCATATATTTCATTGTTTGAAATTCATCATAGTTTGCACCAGCGTACATACTGTTTACAATCTTTGTGATAAGGTCAGTAATACCCTCCCAAGAAAGAAAAGCCTGCGAAAGCTGTTTGTTCTGTATTGTCGCCTTGTAAAACTTCTGATAATTAATGCTGTGAAATGCCGAGCGAACATCGGGAATTTCTCGTGCAAATACCTTGCTTTCAGAAGTTTCAACATCGTACTCAAAAGGCTTTGCAATGTTTACGAAAATTTCTTCGATTGTTTCGCCAAATTCAAGTACACCCTGTTTAAAAACAGTCCACGGGTTTGAATACATTTTTGATGTAATCATAACCCTGCCGATACGGTTGATAAGTGCGGAAAGAAATTCATTCTGTAACGCTGGGAACTGCATAATAATTCCGCCGATTTCCTTGATAGAAGCAAGCGAATTTTCAGCCTGTGGTACATAATCTCTGTAATTTGTACTTGCACCATTTCTGATTGCATTTAAAATGTCAACAGAATTTTTAGTTAATGTCAATGTTTTTGGAATTGTAGCCATAATTTATTACTCCTCTCTTTAATTTGACTGTTCAAATAAATCATTAATTGTGATTGATGAACTGTCTTTTTCTTTTTCTTCGGGTTCAGTTGGTGGATAATTTGCACTACCCGAAAAGAAACGATGTGCATATTTCTTTTTCCAACTTTCATCAAGTTCGTGGTACTTTTTTTCCCAGTCGGTACCGTCACCGTTTGCACGCTCTTCAAGTGCGTTATATGTGTCTGACATATCTTCAATAAAGCTAATAGCTTCATCAGAATTATCTGTGCCGACACGATTGTGTATTCTTTCAAAAAATTCGTCACGCTTTAATACTGGCATAATATCACTCCTTATATTTCAATAATTTTTTATTTGCACATAGAAAAGAAAGTTTCTTCTCCAGCAATACCGTCAACGATTAAACCCTGTTTTGACTGATAACTTTTAATGGCACATTCTGTACCAATTCCAAAAATACCGTCAAAACCATTTGTCAAATACCCATTACAAATAAGCAACCCTTGCAAAATTTTAGTAATATTTCCACTTGCGCCAAAAGCTACTTCGGGGGTTTCAGATTTTGTTTCTTCCCCAAAAATTCCGTCAATAGCAAGGTTAGAAGTATACTGTTTGTTAAGTTCAGTTTGTAATGCTTTAACTAATGCTTTCTTTGTTAAGTTGCCAAAAATTCCGTCAACCATTAAATCACTTTTATAATTGACATTTAGCCACTTTTGGACACTTTCAATATCTGAATTAACAGATGTTGAAATATTTGCTGAATATCCATTGCAAATAAGCAACCCCTGTAAGATTTTAGTTATACTATCTTTTGTGTCATTAAAAATATTTAATATTTCAGTTTTAGTTTTATCTCCGAAAATGCCGTCAATATCAAGATTAGAGTTATACTTTTTGTTGAGTTCAGTTTGTAATGCTTTAACTAACGCTTTCTCTGTTAAGTCGCTCAAAATACCGTCAACTGTTAAATCAGATTTATAGTTAGCGTTTAGCCAATTTTGAATATCTTTAACAGATGTTGAAAGATTTGTTGAAAATGTTGAATTTTTTATAATTGAGGGATAATCGCAATATGAGATATTCATATCTACATTGCAATTAATTCCGTCAATTCTTTCTGTGCTTGAATACTGCCATATTTTACAATTCGGTGGATAAGTAGGTTTTTCTAAATCGTACTGTGCTACCCACTTATCATATTTACCTAAGCGGTTAATATCAAGTCTATCTTTAAATCCCGATATTGACGAGCCATAAATCCCAGTATAATATCCGTGACTTATAAGATAATCACAAAAAGCTATGCTTGCAGTTGTAGCACCGTATTTCTGTGAGGGTGATGTTAATTCAAGGTCAAGAAAAATTGGATAATCAAAAGTTTTTCCTTTGATAATTTTTGCAAAATGTTCAGCGTTTTTTGTACCTTTTTCGATTGTGTCAAAATTACTTCCGACAATGTAATAACAACCGATTTTAAGACCTGCTTTTTTAGCATTGTTGTAGTTGATTTCAAAACAACTGTCTGTGTAGAAATCATCATCAGAGCCACCAGCTTTAATAATTACAAAATCAATACCATTTAATTTAACCTTTTCAAAGTTAATAGAGCCTTGCCAAACAGACACATCAATTCCCTTAAATGTCTTTGTCATTTTCGTCACCCTCTTTCTGTTTTATTTTTTCAAGATACGGCTTAAATAATTTTCCCAAAACAGGGTTTACTTCTGCAAGATTTTCCATACAGCTTATTAATTCCATAACGCAAATATAAGCTGACACCACACCAAGCAATGGTATGCTTACACCAATATTCACATAATGGCTACCATATTCCAATAAACCTGTACCAAAAATTGCAATAACTTCTGCCAGTTTGTGAAATAAACCCTTTCGCAACGGTGTACTGTTTAATTTTTTATTGTAAAGGGCTTTAATAATGCCTGTCACAATGTCAAATAAAATAAAGCACAATGTTACAATGTAAATTGCCATAGATAAATCACCACCTTTCTGTATTATTAATTATATCACAATTATTGACAAATTGCAATAGATATGGTATAATTAATTAGGATAAAATTGTTTGAATTTATCAAATAAGATAAAATATTGTACTAACAGAGAGGCGAATTATTTTAATGATTGAATACTATAATGGTACTAAATTGCTGTCATTAAAAGACCTAAATGGTAAAACACCTGAAATATATTTATGCACTACGAATAGAACAGGCGGAAAGACAACATATTTTGGCAGGCTATGTACTAAAAAATTTACTGAAAAGCAAGAAAAATTCGGACTGCTTTATCGGTACAATTATGAACTTGACGGTATTGCTGATAAATTTTTTAAAGATATTAGCTCATTATTTTTTCCAAATTTAGTTATGCGTTCAGAGCGTAGGGCACGAGGTATCTATCACGAATTATTTTTGTGTAATAAGGGAGAAGATACTGAAAAGGGCGGAAAAAGCTGTGGTTATGCTATTTCATTAAACAGTGCCGACCAGTTGAAAAAATATTCACATTTATTGTCAGATGTTAAAAGGCTAATATTCGATGAATTTCAGTCTGAAACAAATCACTATTGTGCTAATGAAGTTGAGAAGCTAATTTCAATTCACACTTCACTTGCAAGAGGTCAAGGAGAACAGTCAAAATACTTACCGATTTATATGCTTGGCAATCCTGTTTCAATTTTAAATCCATATTATGTACAATTAGGAATATCAACTCGGTTAAAATCTGACACAAAATTTTTAAAGGGTGACGGTTTTGTTATGGAACAGGGTTATGTTGAAAGTGCCAGCATAGCACAACGAGAAAGTGCTTTTAATAGAGCATTTTCAAGTAATAAATATGTTGCTTACGCAAGCGAAAATGTGTACCTTAATGATAACCAAGCATTTATTGAAAAGCCCATAGGTAAATCACGATATTTAGCGACTTTAAAATATAAAAATAAAGAGTATGCTGTTCGTGAATTTGCAGACGAGGGAATTATTTACTGTGATGATAAGGCTGATATGTCTTACCCAACAAAGTTAGCAATCACAACAGCCGACCATAATATTAATTATGTAATGCTAAAAAAGAATGATATTTTCTTGTCGAATTTAAGGTATTATTTTGAAAGAGGTTGTTTCAGATTTAAAGACTTAACTTGTAAAGAAGTTATATTAAAATCATTATCTTATTAGGTATCAGAGTGTGTAAATAATTCTGAATAAGGTTGGATAGCACAGTTGGAATATACTGCCAGCACTATTATTCGGTTTCGCTGACCGCTTTTTTATTGCATACTTTAATGATATAAAAAACCCTATGCTTTTTTGCATAGGGTTTTAACTTTATCTCATTTGATAAGTGGTATCTACTAATAGTACACCCCCTCTAATTCTTTTCGGAAGAAGTTTAGAGGGAACTATTAGCCCAACTTTAAAGTCTGTTAAATCACGCTTTACTGATAAAAATTCTTTTTCTTCGTCTGTGTATTTTTCACCCTCTTTTATTACATTATCAGTCATTGATTTAATGAATAAATTTTTACATTTTTCGGGCATACCTGCACACTTAACATTATAATATGGTGTTTCAATAGGGTTTAAATTTTCAGCTATAACACGCTCTATGTATGTTTTCTGTCTTACAAAAATAGCTTTATCCCAGCTTGCTTCCAATTTCCAACAGCAAAAGTTTTTATCATCTACCTTAATACCCTTTATTTTTTCGGGCGGTAAATCACAATGTATGCTATCAGTGTCAGCATAAATAAAACCGCATTTATCTACACCATAATAATTTTTTTGTGCTGTTCTAATAGTAAAGTTTCTTGCATATGAAGTAATTGCACTGCCAACAGGAATATATCCAGCTTGTTTGTTGTCCTCGCATACGGAAATGAAGCCTAAAGACTTATCTTCTTTTACATATGCAACCTTAAAACTACTGTCTGTGTTACTTGCCATTTTACCATATAGATTATTTAAAAATAGTTTAGCTAACTCACGCTTTGCACCTTTGCTTTCTAATTTTATTTTTTTATATTTTTCAATATATCTGTCAAAAATACCGATAGCAGAATTAAAATAACAGCCGTCTAAGATTTCAAAGTCAACTAACTCATAATGCTCTTTGATTAATTCATAATCTGTCATTGTTAAAGTCATTTCAACTCTTGTGTCACAAAGTTGTTTTTCTCGATTATAATAATGCGTATAATATTTATTAGTTTTGGTGTCAAAATAATCAGATGAAGCTAAGCACTCATTACTTTTATAAAGTAAATTACCTTTTAATTGTATAAACGGCAAATACCCTGTCTTTATATAAAATCTTGTTTTCACCCTAACAAAGTAATATTTATCAGGGAATAATGCTTCGTTTGGTATATAATTACCGCTCCAAAATGTCGGCTCACCTATTGGATAACGATTTCCGCTCTCACTTGACATCATAGAGGGGTAAAGGGAATTTACATCAGCAGTAGTGCCATTGTTATAAATTTTGTTTTCTTTGCCCTTTACTAAATAGCACCAGCCACCTCTGTATGAACGCCTTATCCATTCACCCTCATTTTTATATTTGTGTACAGTGGTATCTAATTCGTTTTTGTACAAATCAGGGAACATTTCATCATATTTATTTTGTCCAGTTATTTTTTTATATTCAGCTAAGCAACAAGAGCCAATAGTTAATTTGTTGTGCCCCTCTGAAAAAATAATTTCTAATGCTTCTTTTAATACGAGAACATCATTAGCAATGTATTTTTTTTCTTCATCAGTAATTGGACAGCCAGCATACCTAAATCCTGTGTATTCCATTTCCAGCTTTTGGTGCTTAGTTTTAAAACTTTTACCAATTCGCCTTAAACTAAATGGTAATAGTTTTAAGCTATCTCTTAATTCTATTATATGATTATTAACTTTGATGATAATATAATACCATTGCCCCATTTCGGAGATTGAATACTTAAATGTTTTATTTTTCATTTCTTTAGTGTCTTGCCATTGAACTATTACACCATTACCGCTTAAATCATCATATGCCTGCTCGTACCCTAAACCAATTAACAAATATGAAAGCCAAAAAGAGCCGTCAAATTTTAGATTATGATAATATCCACATACATTGCAATTTAACGATATGAAGTAGTTGAATTGTTCTTCAATAGAATGAAAAATTTTAACATCTTCTGTATTTAACTCTACGCACGCTGAACTCCACACTTCCGTGTTCTGCTGTCCTTTATAAACTGTTGTTTCAAAGTCGCAAGCAAAAGTTTTGAATTTTCTAATCCTCATAACTATCCGACACCAATTCATTCTGTCCTTGTAATTCTCCAAGTTCCTGTGCTTCTTTTAATGTAGGTATTTCTCCACCTTTAAGCAGGATAACTAATTTTGAACTTAACCGTTGCCAGTTTCCCTCTTCTTCTTTACTGCTTGCCCAATAAACAACATCAATACAATTTGTGATTTCAAGGGCATTATCTTTGGCATATTGTTCCAATTCACTTAACGCATTTTGTGCTTCATATTTTTGTATTGTATTAGCCCAAATGCTGGAATAAAAATAAGACGGTAAAAAGTCATTCACTGTTGATTTTCTTTTCCATATGTATCTATAATCTGCATCAGGTTCATCATCAGTTAATTTTTTCATAACATAATCAATGTTTACTAACCGCTCACCGATTTCATCAATTATGTCAACAGTTGGATAATACTCTGTGCCTGTGGGGGTGTCGCTATCGTTTGTAACTTGTTTCTTTTCTTTTGTTTCAGTAGGTTTTTTATTTGGTGCTTTTTGCTTTGATTGAGTGTGTTTTTTATCGGGTGATTTCTTTTCTTTTGTTTCAACAGACTTTTTATCCGTTGTTTTCTTTTGCCTTGATTGCGCAGATTTCTTTTCTTTTGTTTCACCAATTTTTACAGGATTGATTTTAATTTCTTTATTTTTTTGCCGTGTTTCTTTAGCTTTTAAACTTGCACGATAACGCTCTATTTCTCTGCCCTGCTGACCTGTAAAAGTTTCTTGTGAAATTTTATCGTGATAAACAGCTTTATTGTATAAATCAGAGGGTTTAATATTTTTTATTTCCTCTAACTTTTTGCGTGTTATACGTTTAGGCTGTTTTGGTAAAACATTATCGTCAAATTCATAACCTCTTTTTCGGGCATTGCGAATAAATCTTTTTATACGATATAATTCTTTTTTAAATGCCATTTGATTAGTTGTTAATTTTTGACTTGACTTTCTTTTCATTTTTCTAAACCCCCATAAATAGCAAACCCCCACCGTTTTAATAGCGGTGGGGGGTATAATGAAGTAATTTATACTATCGAGCAAGTAATGAACTGCTTGCCACTGTAGTTTTTACTGTCGAGTTTGTAAATCTCAATTTCGTATTCTTCGCCCGTACCGTTCATTTCTTCAACGATTTCTGTAAAGGCTGTATAGAATGAAGCCGAACCTGTTGCATACTTGTTTCCTGCTGTGTCAACTACAATGTAACACTGAAAATCTTTGTCCTCTTTTGACTTTTCATTGTGTATATCAAGTACAGCGTAGTAAGCGGGTGAAATAACAAGTGGTGTGACATTGACTGCTTCGTCAAGTTTAATAGCGTTTCTTGTGTCTTTCAGCATAACACGCTCTCTTGCTGTAAGTTCTTTTGATACTGAATTGATTTTTACTTCATAATCTTTCTGCATAATTTAGCACTCCCTGTAATTTTAGTTTTAGTTGTTTTCTTCTGTTGTTTCGGTTGCTTCATCACAAATCTTGCCATAATCTTTACGAGGCGGAAGTTCGTCAGCCGTTTCAATAAATTTCTGTTCACTCATACCGTACAGCTTTTCTTCAACAGTAAAGCCAACAATGTGAACAGCTTTCTGCGTCTCATTGTTGATAACCTTTTCAACTTCTTTGAGCATAGCTTTTTCGTCTTTATAAGTACGAGGAAGCGTTACCTGCTCGTTGAAAGGTTCGCCATTTACAATGTCTAAACAGAGAACATTTACATTAGTTGTTTTAATGGTACGAGTTACCTGTGGGGTTCTTGCCATAACTTTTTTCACTCCTTTTTGTTGTTTTAGTTTTGAATGTGTGTTTGATTTGGTAAATTCGGGAGTTGCACCCGACAAAGCTAACGGTAGATTTACCATATAGAGAGCAACAGCAGTTACTCTCTAATTTCAATGTTGTTTTGAGGGGGTGTAGACCTCTATTTGAGGTTATAATTAATTATATCATATTACTGACGGATTGTCAATACCTTTTTCGATATTTTTTGACTAAAATTTCAAAATAAAACAGTTTTCTGACAACATTTTAAGGGCATTGCCTGTATCATTGCACAGGTGCTTGATTGAGCATTTCTTACACTCGTTAAAATCACATTCGTGACTGATTAGTGGAAAAATTTTATCAATCATAGTACGCAAGATTTTCTTTTCATATTCTGTGTAGTTTGCTGTTTCAAAGATTAAGTTATTCATCTTGCTTTCCTTTCTCAATCAGCTTTAAAGCGTAAGCGTGTGCCAATTTTATATCAGAGCAAAGCGTTCTGATTTCACACTCCGAGCATTTATTATTTTCGCAAGAACCAATTAAAAAGAAATTTTTTAAACCGTCTGCTAAAATTTGTTTTTCTTTTGGTGTGTAATTAGTTGAACGAATTGTAATCATTTTCGCCACTTCCTTTCCATATACATTTACTCCTTTTTTTGCTTATAATCAATTTACGCCCGACACTGTGAAAATACAGAGATTATTACTCTGTATTTTCTTTTTCTGAATTGCTCTGAACAATTTTATTAACGCAATCTGAACAGTAACAGCCCTCATACCCCTCTATCTTATATAGAAAGCACATCCAGCTTCTATTCCATTTACCGTTATCGGTACACATCTTGCAAGAGCCTTGTCCCTCGCCCTTACATTTAGTGACTTTCAAGGATTTTTTACTCATATTAGCACTCCTTTTTTGTGTTATGGTATTTCAATAAATTCAATATCATCTTTTCTTATTAACTTAACAAGGGGCTTAACCTTGTTATCATCAATGAAATGAATTGTAAGAATAATATAGTCGATTTCTTCAAAATCCTCACGGTCAAATAATTCTACATCTGTCTGTTCTCGCAGTACGCTCGATAGATAAACAAAAGCGTCTGACAAGTCATAAAAATGTGTGCCACCGTCAGTATCAATAGATGTTTCAACTACAAATTCACACCTTAGTCGTTCTTTTGCTGTAACCATTGCATTTAATTCAGCTAATGTTTTCATAATTTACTCCTTTTTCTATAATTTTTTGAGCTTACACCCGACACCACGAGGGTGCAGGAATTAATTACCTGCACTCTCATTTTCTTCTGTTTCGGTTGCCTTGCGTGGCGGTAGGACTTTTGCGTGTTCGATAAATTCTTTTTCAGTCATACCGTAAAGCTGTTCAGAATAGCTGATTGATTGACAAGCTACAACCTTAAAAGTTTCAGTTTCAGCAATACCTTTGTACATCTTTAAAGCTGTTGCATTATCGACCTTGCCTGTTAAATGTGCAGTGATAATTTCAACATTTGCTGTCTCGGTATCAAGGCACATAAATTCGGCTGTTGTAACTGTAATTGTTCTTGTGATTAATTTTTCTTTTCTCATAATTTTTACCTCTTTTTAATAATTTTTTGAGTTTACACCCGACACAAGGGTACAGCGTTTATACTGTACCCTTTTTTGAGTATGCAACTACTATATTACCATTCACCATTTTATATGTTGCGTTATAATCACTAAGAATTGCGTAATCTCTTTTACCCTCATACTCACGAGGGTATTCGTGAAATTCGTTTACATAATTTAAAATGCGTTCTTCTTTCGTGTAGACATCAAATGCATTAAAACAGCCGATATATTCGTAATCTTTTGCGTATCTTGCCTTTATACATAATCCAAAATGATACTCACCATTTTCATAATACACATCAATCTCATTAAATGCTTTCAATGTGTCTTTAATATAACTCTGAATGTTTTTAGGCAATTCATTAAACTGTTTCATTGTTACTACCTCTTTTTTAATAAATTTTTGAGTTTGCACCCGACACACGCTGAATTAACATTCAGCGTAAAATTCTTTTTCTGTCATATTAACTAATGACAAAAGATAGTCAAAATCCCCAGTGAATAAATCGTGTAAATCTGTGTCAGAAATACCATTCGGATATTCTAAATCGAGTTCGTGTTCTAATTCATCAAGTTTATCAATTTTATCAAGTTTCTCGATAATTGCCTTTACATCTGCTCGACATTCATAACGGAAAATCCATAAAGATTTTTCATAATAAATTTTCATAATTTTAACCTCTTTTTTAATAATTTTTTGAGTTTACACCCGACACACACTAAAGGGTACAAAAGTTATTACTCTGTACCCTTTTTTCTTATTTATGACATAAAAGAGAATGTGCGACCTAAAATATCATCACATACAATGAGTAAATCGTCACTTTCTAAGTCGCTATGTGCAATAATGTCAAGTGCGATTTCGACAATATCGTCACTTGTGAGATTGTCTTTATTCACCATATTAAGCATATGCGAATATTCCTCATTATCGCCGTTTGTGTACCAGCCTTTTTCAACGCATAGCCCTCTTAATTTTTCCATTCTCAAAAGCCTATGAATTTTATAGGGATATTTCATAATTTTAACCTCTTTTTAGTAAATTTGAGTTTACACCCGACACACACTAAAGGGTACAAAAGTTATTACCTTGTACCCTTTTTCTTAATCACACACAATAAAAGAGTGCGTGCAACCTAAAATATCGTCACATACATTGAATAAATCGTCACTTTCTAAGTCGCTATGTGCAATAATGTCAAGTGCGATTTCTACAATATCGTCACTTGTGATATTGTCTTTATTAACCATATTAAGCATATGTGCATATTCCGAAATACTGCCATTTGTGTACCAGTCTTTTTCAACGCATAGACCTCTTAATTTTCCTTTTCTCAAAAGTCTATGTATTTTATACGGGTATTTCATAATTTTAACCTCTTTTTTAATAATTTTGAGTTTACACCCGACACACAGCATTAGCTGTGTCAGCAATACCTTTTTTTTCATATAAATTCTATCATAATTGGAAAAATAAGTATTACAAATTTGTGTGAATTGTTTTGATGTAGTGCGGCTATATTTACCGATTTCATAAACAGTGCCGTCATACCAAAATCCAACTACTGTTGTGTATGACATTATAGGCAAAACATAAAATTCATCATTGCCAATAGTAACATTAACTAATGCACCAGCCGTTGTATAAGCATTGCAATGGTTAAAGCGTACCCATTCAATAATATGTCTTTTACTTTGCAAAGAATTAATAATGTCATTTGCTACAATATAATCCAGCATAATTTTTAACCTCTTTTTTAATAATATTTTGAGTTTACACCCGACACACAGGATAGAATTATCCTGTGATTTTTTGTGTGTTTCGTCGCAATTTTCAGCGTGACGGATAAAATTATCCGTTTTCACCTATAAGTAGTATATACCTATTTTTAACACTTATACAAGGTATAAGCGGGTTACACTCGTCAGGGGTGTTTTTTCAAAAAAGAGTATAATATTCAGTTGTCAAGGTGCATTGCACCGTTTTAGAACGCTCTCCCAGCGTGCAATTCAGACAGTGCAACGGTGTTACAGTTTTTCCTTACTGATTTTTAACAAGTGTAAAGGTGAACCCTTTACTATTGATATTGTACCACAGGTTTACCTGTTTGTCAATACCTTTTTGAAAAAATCAAGAAAAATTTTTGCAATCAGTGACCGTCAAGGTTTGTATTACAAGGTGCTTGACCTTTTCTACTATGTATTGTACCACAGTTTGACCTGTTTGTCAACACTTTTTTTGAAAAAATCAAGAAAAATTTTTGCAATCAGTGACCGTCAAGGTTTGTATTACAAGGTGCTTGACCTTTTCTA